AACAAAGTTATCNGGCTTGCCACAGAAGTTGCGAAGNTCATCAAAGATCCANNCTGGCAGGGCTTGCAGAAAGTCTGCGCAATCTTCTTTGGTGAAAGGCACTGGATTACCATCAGCGTCATAGACGTCTTCCCAGCCGAGAATGACATGGGCCGGATAAAGCATGCGATCTTCGTCACGGTTTTCTGAGATAAGAGCTGCATTGATTTTGCCTGCAGCAACTTGGCGTGCACTACGACCAGCTCGCTTTAGGAGCGCGTTGAAATAGCCCTTATTCGCTTCAGTTGCAGGTGCAACAGTCAGCACGGGGCTTTTATCATTCACTGTGATTTGGTTGATTGTGTAGGTGACAGTTTTTTCCTTGGTCACGTCAAGGGATTTCAGGTGTCCGAAGTTTGCCATTTGTCTCTCCTGTCTAATAAGCTCGGAAGGACTTCACACCATGCGAAGTCCTTCCGGCTTTGGGTTAGTTTTACGGTACGATCGGGAAGATACTGATCCCAACCGAGGTATTCAACACCGCATCGCCAAAGGCTTGCGCTGTTAGATTGACCAGCAAGCTTTCGTTTGCCGGGAACTCACGATCGCCACCGCCAAGTGTCATCGAAGGAACATCAACCGCAATCGCGCCGTTGTCATTCTTGACGATGAAGTCCATAGTTACGGTTTCGTTATCGCGGATCTTCTCAAGAACTGCAGAGTTCGTGAAAAGGAGTTGAGCCTCGATGTCGATTTCGAAGTTGCCGGTGTTCATATACTTGGCACCGAGAACGCCGAGAACTTTTTCAGGGCTCACGTTGTTGTTGATTGTGAAGGTTAGACTCTTAAAGTCTGTTGACAACCCAGTCTCATCAACTTCGTTCACACGCAAGCGCGCAATATCCGAAGTTGTGTTGAAGGCCGAAGTTTGAGTTGGCGAAAGAGCTGCACTTGCACCAGTTTTCCGATCAGCAGGCCCAACGGGGTTTTCTGTATCTGTGCCGATAAAGCCAAATGTAACCGTTGCTTTATCAGTAAGAGGCAGATTGAACGCCGCAGTGTTGCAATAGTTCCCGAGAGAATATTGGAAACCAGAATCACCACCAGTCTCAAGGTTCGGGTATTCCGCCTCAAACTGGAAGGACCGTTCCAGGTACTCACTGGAATCAATAGACACGTTACGAATAAACTTGCCAAAGAGCAAGTCCACAGTCGCATCAGAAGTTGGCGTTGCATATTGCAAAGCAGTGTCCAACTTATCCAAGGTCAACACCTGAGCTGTGATACTCACAACACGCGCATAACCATAGGCGTCATCAGCCGTTGTTTGCTGCAAAGCATTTTGTACAACCCCCGAGGTGTCTGGCGAACCGATATGGACCAACTGACCCGCAGTTAATCCATAATCAGCCCAATCGAAACCAACGATCGTGCCTTGCTCAGTGATTGTCATCTGGTGCAATACAGAACTGTAGGCAAAGACAAAGTCTGTCGAGGCATCCAATAGACGAAGACCTGCAAGCTCAATGCGTGCATTTGCCGGAGGTGTCTCATCCACAAGGGAAGCCGTAACCGCGACAGAAGTTCCTGCTGTTGCTACGTCTGCAGCCAACTGCTTTAAGCCATTGTTTGCCGCATTCGAATATCCTCGGGCATGGATCAGCGTTGCGTATTCGGTTGCACTGAAGTTGAGCTTTCCGCCTACCGCAGCAGAAACGGCGGCAACAGTGTAATCATCTGTTGCAGCTGCAACCGCCGAAGTAGCCAAGTCCATATCACCATTGACTGCTGTTGCAAAAGCAAAGCCCTCAATGAAATCCTGGAAAGCCGAAAGCGTCAAATCATGCTCGAACTCCATCGCGCTATCAAGATCCGTGATGGTACCTTTCCGGCGTTGTTTGTTCTTGCTGATTGGTGCACGAGCCACTGTTGCAATGGTCGCACCAAAGTTGTTGATCGTGTTCGGCTCTAGAAGAAACCAAGAAGTTCCTGCTACACCGACCGCGGTTTCAATAGTGTAAGAAAGATTTACATTGTTAGTTAGTACGCGTCCCATAGCACCCTCCTATTTGGTTTCATCGTAGTCGAATGGCGTTTCTGCCGTTGATTGATTCCACTTGCCGTCTGTCCCGGATTCCCGGATTGTTGTCGTCCCCAAATGTATTGCTTCAGGAACCAACGTTATGCCTTCAAAGATACTTCGGACTTTTTCCGACAAGGTATCGATCGATTCCATCCCTGTTTCTGTAGCTGTGAACAACTGGATGATAAGTGAACCAGGGCGTCTAAACTTCCGATTACCCGGTTTCCCGAGAGTTTCTTGCGAAGAGAATAAATGCCGAACAGCAACTCTAACCCAAGATCCAGTTTCCGGTGGCTCAAAAGTCTCGTTGTCGAAAGTGAACGGAGTTAGAGGATCTCCAAGTCCATCGACCCAAAGGTCATTGAACCTTTTATAAAGTGCCTCTCGTGCTTCGTTCAACGTCGTCATTTGAACTTCCCAACCACTTTCGCAACGGCTCTCGAAATGGCTTGCTGCACAAATGCGGCAGGAGCTTTCTTCGAAGAGCCTTCATTAAGATCTTTGATATAAGGGACATTGTTCGCAATGCTCACTTGCCCCTTCTTTATGCTGTTGTAGCCTGTAACAACTCCCGCGACTGCTGCTTGTTGTTCCGCCATACGCCCCGCAACATTATCCACAATTCTTGGTCGTGGCATTGTTTCAGGCTCGCCTATTTTTGGGACCCAGTTAGCTCGTGCCCAACCAGTGTCCACAGGAGTTGCTTCTTGGACTTCTGCGGTAACTTCCAAAGTTAAAGCTGTCACAACTTTTGCCGCTGTCGCGTCAATATCGTCAATGATTATCTTTATCTGTGGATCCGCCTTCGCCATTAGTTCTCGACCTTGCCCTCATCTAGCCAGGAATCATCGTCGGAGCTTTCAGCTTCAGCTTCTGCGGGTTCCTCGTCGGAGTCACCGGAAGAAGTTTCGTCTTCACTCTCGTCTTGCGCTTCTTCCTCGGCATCTGAGTCATCGGTGTCTTCAGAAGTTTTGGAGTCTTCACCATCGGTTTTATCCTCTTCTTTTTGAGACTGAGGTTCAGGAGCTTTNCCNGTTGCAACATCNGGCTCNTCAAACAAAGCGAGCTCAATGATATTNGCTTCCCAAAAACGNCGAAGCTTAACGGCGTTGTTNGCAAGGCTTTCTGGAATACGTGCTCCTGCAGTGACAGGTTTACCATCCCACGTTATACCTTTGCGCCAAATAAAAACAGCGCCCTTATCGAACCGCTGTTTCCAATGTCTTANTGCGCGAATCTTTGTCATGTNGTCATCCTTCCTTTTTGAAGGGAGGCGGGNAGCTTTTCAGCTCCCCGCTTTTTACCTTACCACTTAGGCTACGATACCACCNAAGAAATAGCCCAAATCAGCAGCTACCTTCTTTTGGTCGTATGCGGCATCGATCTCAACGCGATCGCTTTCAAGGTGCTCCATACGGAACTTCTTGATGCGGAAGCCTTGAGGTGTCATGCCGAAGAGGCCTGTCCAAGCAAACGTGTAACCTGCAGCTGGCGTCATAATGCCAGGAGTGCGAGGTGAATACGTCAGCAAGGCATTCTTGCCACCGATGAAAGAGTGGCTTGCAGTTTGACCTTTGCGAGCCGTATTCTTCACCGCACCCATGACGAGGACCTTGTCAAGCTCGAACAAATCGGCGAGAGTGACGAGGTTCGCACGAGCTGCACCAACTGTCTGGCCACGATCGATACGACCAACAACATCGGGATGGTCGATCAAAGCGTCATAGACAGGTTGGCTCAGTGTCAAGCAATTAGGCTTGAAGCCTGTGCTTTCCTGCACAAAACGACGACCGCGACGGATGTCTTCAACAGGCGTTGAAGAAGCATCGTTCCACTGAAGGACATCGTTATTCGCCGCATCGGTAGGATCGAAGGAAGCCGCAGCAGTTGCACCAGAAGCAACACCATCGACATCAAATGTCCAGGTATCGCCAGGAGCGCCTGCTGTGAAATACTTCGAAGCCCAGTTGACTTCACGGTTGATGAGAGCCTTCTGGGTAACGAAAGCCGTGGCTTCGCTGTCCAGGTCAATTGGGTCATCAGCATTCGCACGAACATCGTCGGGAACGTCACGATGGAATGCGCGTTTCCGTGCATAGTACGTGTCGTTGCCGATTTCGTAGGTGCCACCAGCAGATTCTGTGCCGGGAGTACGTTCTTCCATTTCGTCCCGGTTGAAATCACCACGTTCATACGTGAAGTATGCGTCCGACTGCTTCGCTACAGGGATGATCGGAAAGACCTGCCCTGCAATGAAGTTGGATTCATCTTGCATGTATGCGACGCTGATGTTCGTAAGAGGCTTGTTAACGTGGACATCACCACGCGAGGGTTGGATGATAGGCATTCTAGATTCTCCTTTTTTCTAAACGCTAAGTGCGCAAAGTTAAGTTGCAGTTCCGATCANGTTAGGCCGAATGCGGAGCAGCGATAGGCATCGCNAGAACNNNGAAGATGTCACCATCNGCCGCGCTTTCGAGNGCCANACCGATTGCCATGGAGTCAGCAGCAAGAGCCCCAACACCCGTTACACCAGCAACACGACCAGCCGTTGCATCAGGAACGATCAACTGACCTGCCGTAATTGCCGCGCCCGCCTTCATCGGGACGATACCATCCAACAACATGACTGTTACAGCCACACCGTCAGACGTCGCATCGGGATTTGGCTCTTCAGCCAAAATGCCGATGACCGTATCCGT